TAGGATATAGAAAATTTTAGGGATATGATTTCGAAGCGATTGTTCCTTTCTGGCGGTAACCTGAACAACGGTACGAACGCTGGATCTGCTTACTTGAACCTCAACAACGGTCTTGGGAACGCGAACTGGAACATCTGCGCCCGCAATTTTGCAAATAGTTTTGCAGGACTTGTCCTGTAATTTATGGAGTCATATCGCGGGAAAGATTTATTCTTTCCGCCTGTAACATTAAAAGTCACAGCCTCCCTCCGAACGGAGTCAAAATACAAATGACCAATGGACACAGAGGTTAGTAGCTCAGGCGAAAAGCTCTGAAGGTCAAAATCACTAACGAATGAAACGTAAGTGTAAGAATGTAGATATTTGCGATGGGGACCTTATTCTCAGAGCAGTGCTTCAGTGTTTTGCGCCTAGCAGAAAAAGGCGGCGACACGATACGGTACATCTGTTTAAGAAATATCTACCAAATTGTTCGCGAAAAGAAGTAGCTCGCATTCTTAAGCATAGAGGCGAGCAGTACTTTGATGCTTGTTTTTCTATAGCCAAGGATCTACAGGATACTTTATTGTCTGGTGAGGATTTAGGCCTACCCACACCCAAGCAAGTAATAAGAATAGATCCAGGAAGCGGCAAGTCTAGAAAGATATCTGTATTAGGTATAAGACAGCTTATGTTTGATCATATAGCTGTTCTGGCTCTTGATGAGGTATGTAAGCGCATAGGTGTAACTCAAGTCAGTAGTATCAAAGGACGCGGTGCTCATTATGGTATCAAGTTTATAAAGAAGTGGCTGAGTTCGGATCATAAGCTATACGCTACTAAATTAGATATCAAGGACTTTTATGGTTCTGTGGATAGGGATTGCATGATGGCTTGGTTGGAGAAAAGAATATGCAATGATCGCTTAATGTGGCTTATACGTGAGCTAGTGTATTCTGTACCAAGGGGCATGGCTATCGGTAGTTTTCTTAGCCAGACGTTAGCTAACATATATTTGTCTGATCTTTATCACTTCGCAAAGGAGGAGTGTGTTACTAAGAGATCCTGTAAGCGTAATAACCAGGTAAAGCGTACTCTGTTCTACATGGACGACATGCTATTTATAGGTACAAATAAAAGGAGTCTGTGCAAAGCGATAAAAGCTATTACCAAGAGAGCGGCCTCTGTATTACACCTAATGATAAAACCTTCGTGGCAGATTCATAGAATTACTAAACGACACCCAGTAGACATGATGGGTTTCCGAGTATCTCCAGGAGGATTGGTTACGCTGCGCAAGCATATATTCAGAAAGGCAAGAAAGCTACTTATTAAAGTTAAGGGAGGCGTTATGTCGTTAAGACAGTCCCTTAGACTTATGTCGTATAAAGGATACATGGATTCGGCTGCGACAAGGTATGTACAAAGAGCTCTTAATGCTATAAAATCGTTCAGTAGAGCATCAAACATTATTTCTCATTATGCGCAAGCAGCACGCTAATTTTTCAGAAGAGCCGGCACCTGTAGTATTCTACGATTTTAATGGTAGTACTCAGGTTACTATTACTATTAACGTTACCGAGCACCAGGAAGAGCCATCTGGCGAAGAAGAAACTCCTCGCAAGAGTTGGGAAGGCGACCAGTATATTTTCTGGGAGAAGACAGACGTGCTCGATAAAGATGCTATTCTGGCAGATCCGGAGGCGTATTACGGTTATGTAACATCGGAGTGTCGCCAGGCCGCTAAGGATAAAGCACAGGCACATCTCGATTACGTTCGCAAGCATACACACAGAGTAGATGTTCCTAGCTATAGGGAAGGATATGCTGTGATGCACACTGAGAAGGATAATATTTATCTTCTTGCTGGTCTGTTGATGGGAGGCTTGACTTATTATGAATTTGCCGACGGTCAGACGGTAGCTCCTCTATCTACTGAGGATATTCAGAAAATTTACGCAGATTTGGCAGCTCACGAGACTGCCTTACAGCAAGGAAAGCAGGTATGTTGGGCTGCTATCGATGCAGCGAAGACTGAGGAAGAAGTAAATATTGCTCTGGAAGATTATATCAACTCTCATCACGCATAAACATTATGACAAATAAAACAAAGAAAATACTTGCAGGAGTACTAAGGTTTACTATAAGCTTTGCAGTGTCAGCTTCTGTTACAGTAGCTCTTCTTGCTACTCTTACAGGGTGTACAGCTTCTTATTCTCAGTCTGCCGATGGCTCCATCAATGCTAGCTGGACCATCATCCCAGTAGATCCGTATAAGAAGTAAAGGTTTAATCTCATAATTTATTACAGAGAGGGTACGTTGGGAAACGTATCCTCTCTTTTGTATAAGTGGTAATTACTGTATACTTTCATTTATGAGAGATAGTGATGTAGGTATTACTAAACAAGCTGTATCGGCTGCAAGGATGCGTTATATTGTAGCGTCCTTGCCAGAAAATCTCGCACGAAAGAAACTCGGAAATGCCAGGTACGATCGCATTCGTAGTGAGATAGATAATATCGCCTCGAAAAAGAGAGGCATCGCGTATGAGGATGGTTACGCCACGCTGATACAGCCCAGACTTAAATCTGTATTTGGAGATGCTCCTACGATAAGATCTAAAGGGAGATACCAGAACAGTAACTGGCTTAAAGGTACGACTGACGCTAAGGATTTGCGCAGTAGCTATCAGCTTGACGGCGCGCACTGGAGAGATGTTAAAAGATCTCTTTTCCCTGCTAGAGCTACAGATTCTCACAACGTCGTAAGCAGGGATGATCTTATAGCAATGCACCGTGCTACGAATACCCCTTTGAACGAGGGAGATCTTGTTCACGACTACTATTTTAACTTATTCCCTAGTCGACCAACTAACCCGGGATCAGCTTCTGCAGCTAAAGCCATGCGCGGTGGTAAAAAAGACGAGCAGCTACCTAGCATGGATTATATGCGTCGTATGGTTGGAGCTATGAGATCTCTCCCATACGATAACGGAGGAACATGGAGAGCTGCCAGGAACAATAAGATTACCAGAGTTGCAGCAAACGACATACAGCATGCACCTGGAGATGCGTTTACTTATATAGACTCCCAAGGTTTACTCGAAAAAACGCCACGCTCTATAAAGACAACATTATCCAGATTGGACGGGCAAAACATATTAGAACCAGGTACCAGGGCCAATGCTTTGTATACTCGCTTGCGTTCTAGTAATAATCCTAGGCTCAGAGGACTCGTTAATAAGGTAATTGGAAGGGATGACGCCTACGTAGATTTAATAGAACGAGGAGGTCAGGCTGGCTATCTTCCTGGAGCTGGTGTCACTATGGTCAGTCCTAAGACTAAAGGTTACGCACATATGAATGCTCATGAGAGTTCTCATGCAGCGCTTCACAAAATGACTCCAGAAGAGCATGCTGCTGTAGTCGGAGATCTTGCACAACGTTTAAGGAATGTTGGTGTGAAAAATGGTCTTAATATTCCATGGGACAATCCTAAACTCATGCAGGAAGCCTTAGCGGACGGATACCGTATGCTGAAAGGAGGCCCAGGTGGATCTGTGGATGCTAGTAGATTAGCAAGATGGAATCTTAATGCTAATGCGGATGGTATGGCACGTATAGATAATCTGGTAGGCGCCGGTGATGTTGAGAAGGAAATGCTCAGACAGCTGTATGCAAACTATAACCACGATATATTTAATAGATCTAGTCACCTCCCATAAACTATGATTTCTTTGTCATAGTTGTAGAAAAGTTAATGGTATGTGGTATTATTACTACATGCCAAACTTATATACAGCGAAAGAATACCTCAATACATTAGATAGTTTTGTAGAAGTACAGAAGAAAGCCAAGGAACCTAGGCTTCCTGTAACTATATTAGTAAGCGAAGGAGAACGTCTGGAGCAGGTGTTCATGTATAAGCAGCTGCAGTACGAACCTATACTAGTACCTACTATACCATACACAGAGAGGTCAGATGCGTCTTTACTTAATGACTCTGACGATGGTGGTAATTATATACCGGAAGAACTGCATTACGGAGAGGCTTACGGATTAAAAGAAAAGATCCGTTCCCTGCGTATGTCTTGGATGCTTGCTCTTGATATTATGCATATCTGCAAGAATGATTTAAAAGGCAATATCGTATGTGAGCGTAGGGCTGTACCTATGGTAGACGCTAAGCTGTTATATAGGGCTATTAAGAAAGTAGTCACAGAATACCCGGATACAGACGTAATAAGACTATTTCACACACATACATATGATAGATATAAATTGGAAGATCTTGACTACGACAAGGAGTGTATAACAGAGCTTCCTGATAATGTCAGTGAAGAGCTGCCTGCTGGTAAGGAGAGAACCAGACTTAGTCCTTATTGTGATGGTACTTACGCTATGTTTGTATCTAATGATTCCAGAAGAAAAGTGTCAGAGCTGTTCCGTACTACCAGGATGCCAGTAGATACTGCTCTCGAATATGCTGCCGCTACAGGTAAGCTAAAGGTACGCACACTGTCATTTAACGCCTTTGTACGTGCAGGAGGTCATAAGAAGAAGGTAGACGGTTACAGGTATTGCATACAGTTGTCTAGCTATAACCGTCCTATGCAACTTCTAAGCCAGATAATTTCTTTAAAGGATCAGTTGCGTTACGTAAAGGATACTTCCAGACTTGCTGTACATATAGTTGTACGAGGATGTGACAAGATTACATACGATATTATTAAAACCAGAGCTGATCTGGAGCTGACCTCAGTACATCATAAGGTCACATCTCTTCCTAATAGATCTCAGGTGATTAATTTCATTGAAGTACCCGAAGGTTATGATTTTTACCTGAAGATGGACGATGATGACTTCTATGATCCGTTGTATCTAGCATCTACAATGTCTTACCACGATAGACTTCCATCAGATATATGCTCTACGTTAAGTGGTATTTCTATGGGTGTTGCTGTGTGTATGCGAGACGAGTCCCAGGACAGGTCTATTGTGCGCTATGATAAAACAGGAGCATGTGAGAATACATTAGTATTCCCTGCAGTGATGATAGATCACATTATAAGACTAGCTTCGAACAATACAGTATATACAACATCAGGTAAGGCCTC